CCAGTCTTTGCTAACTTACCCACACGACCCCTCGTAGTTTAACGCCTTCGGGCGGAAATAGGAACCGAAGCACCTGTTCTCTATTCCTGGAGGGCTCTATCCTCCTGCAACCTCCGAGCCACAAACTGCCTGCGCAGCTTTGACTTGGAGATCTCATCCTAGTCCAAACTAGGGGAACTCTGTTTTGATGACGAAGCCACAGCCTTAGCTGCGGCCGTGACGCCGTACTGCTTGCCAACCAGGATCTGTGGAGTCTTTCTATTCTTGACAGAAGGACCATCACCATGATCAGCATTCAGTTCCCAGCTCACACCACTTGGTTTCCTCTTTGAACAAGAAAAGGTCAAAACCACACGCAACTGGTATGATGCTCGCTCCACCTTGGCCTCATGGGCGTAAAGCAGATTGAGCGACCCAAACTCATCCTCCGAAACCAAATGCCCATTACGTACAAATACCCGGCGATCACTCGGACGAAGCGGAAAATTGAAGCGCGTACCGAGGCAATCCCTACGGACTGCAACGGCACCCTTCAATTCCGAAATGGGGAGGATGCCCATATTAGTGTGGCTCTGTGACAAGCCAAACACCATACGTTCATCATCTTTGTCATATACTAGCCCCGTCGTCACAACGATACGAACTCCCGAGAGAGAAACGTTGTCGTACAAAGACAGGGGCCCAGCGTACGTCCCCGGCCAGAACAAATCCCAGCCACCAATGTTCGAGTTTACGGTGTACTCACCCGTAATGTCCACCTCAACAGTGTCAGCCCTGTTAGACTGGGCGCCTCGCGGCGCGTTTCCCATTTGAGGGTTCGCCCTAACCCGATCAAGCGCTTGCTGTGCCTTCCGACGGGCACCTTCAGCGGCAGTGATCTTGCCTGAGCGAACAAGAGCGTCAATATTGCGTACCATGTTGAATACGTGTTCTCTTTATTCCTCGAAGTCTTCCAGCACTTGGTCGAAATCTCGCAACAAAAGAAAATGTCCAATCACTTTCCTACAATACCTACCAGCCCATCCTCTGGACTATCTCACCAAGATTTCTTGCATGCCGTAACTCATACAAGAACTGCTCCTGAAAACCGGGATAATCCGCATCAGTTTCGTCTTTGGAAAGGAGACGAAATAAGGTTCTGTGCCAGTTCTCCGGCTCACCTTTCCACGTGCCATCAAACAAGGTAGAGCAGAAGGATATTTTCCTCTCCATCCGCGTTGTCCCCCTCGTTTGAAAGCCGTACCCCTTGTACACTTCCTCCATGCCTGGAGTGTAACGTTCGAGGGCGTCGTCACCCATTTGACAACCCCGATAACGTCCCACGACTGGTCCCGCCTTCGCCTCAACAATGTAAGCCAACATATATCTCATGTGGCTATTGTCGCTTGACGTAAGGTAGGAACCAGACTTCTGAATTCCAGGCACGCGTTGTGCAAACATGAACCCGTCAGAATCAACGAACACACAACGGGATTGGCCATAGTAGAACTGGGACACCATACGTGCCCAAGCTCCTGATGAGGACCCACAGGCGAGTCTAAAATCTCGCGCCATGTCCATGAGCCAACCCGGAACTGTCCAGTCCCATCCTGATATATCTGAAGAGCAAGTAGGCCCCTCATCCATTATCTTCTGGAAGTAACCGTACAGGTCCTGCATTCCTTGATCTGACAAACCCATGCCAGGTTTGAAAGGCAATTTCCGATGCGCCTTAATCTCCATCTTATTCTGTTTGGAGAACAGAACCCTCTCCACAACAGAATCC